GGTAAAGAGCGCACCAGTTTACAAGGGAAGCGAATATCTATTAATCCTGACGATTATGGTCAAGCGGTTGTAAATGGAAGTCTTGGGGTTACACGACAATTATTAGTTAATGGTGCCACTTACCATGAAGGCGAGGTTTATTTACACCATATTACTGCACCATTAGAATATCAAACAACTGAATGTGCAGATAGTTTAAAATGTGCTACATTAGAACCATGTGTTCCTGAAGTACCATCTGATATTGAAGTTCCTTTACACATTCCTACATTACCCACAACATTAGAGGCAACAATAAATGCATTAGGTGGAATGGCAACACCAGATTCAATTGAAGTGGCTGGAGTTACAGTGGCAGGACCTAACTGTGTAACTGCTATTGAAGATATAATTAGTAATATTCCACTTTTACAAGGATCTATAGCAAGTTTAAAAGCTTCTGTTGATCAATTAAATAGTGCTATTGAAACAATCAATACAGACTTAGAAGATCTGCATACTGATGATGAAACATTAAAGACTGCAGCTGAAACACTTGAAGCATGGGACGGAACACATACTGCACTGTATAACGATCATACTCATAATATGCCTAGAATTCAACATTTCCATTATTTTAAAAATGTTCCTTTAGACTTATATTGTAAAAGTGAAGATGTTCGTAAGGATGCTTGTGATGCTGGTATTAATAATACCGAACAAATGCCTGCTAAGCCCGTTAGAACTCCAATACCTAATGATTGTAATATTCCTTGTGTATGCCCCGGTGTTCCTGCATTTGGCCCATGTGCTGAATCTTATCGAGTAGTAGGACCTGACAATGCAGTTGGAAGTGGTGTAGGTGCTTTAACAATTGCTTCAGTTGATTTAAATGATTGGCCCACAGTAAATACATCATTTAATACATTTATGGATGTAGATAGTGGTACTAATATTGTTATAACAGAGGAAATAAATGGTCAAACAAGTCCTGTTGAATTTGATGGTGGTGTATCTCTTAATAAATGTTCTTCCGCTACTGATATTATATTCATATTAGATTCAACTACTAGTATGAAAAATTCTTTGATTAAAATATATAATAATATAGACTATTTTTCTCAAAGATTAACTGCTTGTTGTTTAAATCATAGGTTTGGTGGTATTACTTTTGGTGATAATTATGGTATGACTCATCTACCATTACCAGGTAAAACACCTATTCCATTTGATCAAATTAGACCCCTCATTGCTCCAACAGGAATTAATGATTTTAAACTTTGGTTAAATGATGTTATAACTAATTATAGTATTAGTGGAGATGATATTTTTAATAATGCAATTGATCCTATAGTTTATGCATTAACTCCTCTCGGTACTCCTGTTACAACTAACCCAGAAGGATCATATAGTGCACAGGCCAATTTTAACTATTATAATAATGTAGCTTATATACTTGTTACTAATACTGGATTTAATTCGCCTAGTTCATCGGGGAATACTGATAATTGGTATGCTTCTGGTGGGACTTATAATTCGCCAATTTATAATACATATAATGACGCTATAAGTGCATTAAATGAAGAGGATATTCCTTGTTATACAATAACTAGTAGCCAATTTAATAAATCAGAGTATTCAGATATATCACGACAAACATTAGCAAGTTGGTATGAAATATCTACAGCTAATTATTCAGATATTTTTAGATCAATTGCTGCCTCTATTTGTACAAAATATGGTGGCTGTCCTGCTAAAACTGATATTGTATTTTTATTAGATTCTACTACTACTATGGTGTCAAGCTTAACCAGTTTGTATAATAATATGAATTATTTTGCTAGACAATTATCAGGCAAATGTGTAGATTATAAATTTGGTGGTATTACATTTGGTAATAATTATGGTATAACACATATTCCAATACAAGGATCTCCAATTCCATTAGATCAACCTAGATCATTTATTGCTCCAACAGAATTGGGCAGTGTAACAAATGCCGGTACATTTATGCATTGGTTATCTACTGAAGTTATAGAAAAAGTAGTTGGTGATAATGATTCTTTACGTAACCCTATAGACGTTATAGATTATGCTTTAGCTGACCCCTTAAATCCAAATACTAATCCAGAAGGTTCTTATAGAGATCAAGCCAATTTTAATTATAGAACAAAAGTTGTATTTATACTATTGACTGATACTGGCTTTAATACTCCTAGTTCAATTGGTGATACAAATTGCTGGTATGCATCAGGAGGTTTATATAATTCGCCCGTTTATAACTATTATACTGATGTAATCAATAGTCTAACTGCTAACGAAATAAAGTGTTATACTATAACTAATGGTGCTTATGATGATGAAGCATCACAAGAGTATAGAGACAAATATTGGGAAATTGCAACCCAAAGTAAAGCGGCGCATTTCGATATACCTTCGCCAGGATTCTCTCAGGGATATAAACCAATACTACGAACCATTGCTTCCGATATCAAGGGAGGTTATAAATCTTCATATATATCATCTGCACCATCAGGATCTGTAGCTTCTATAACAGTTTCTGTTACGGCAGGAAATGGGTTTATAGGATCAGGAAGTACTACGGTAACAACACCTTAATTATTTAGGTGGATTAGGACTTACCATCATACGAATAAAAGTATCATGAAATAACTTCATAACAGCATTTTTATCGTTAGGATTAGCAGCATATGAAAACACTACTTCGTTACCCAAAATATCATGTGCTATAACAGCACCTGTAGAATTTCAAACAACTGAATGTGCGGATAGTTTAAAATGTTCTACGTCCGGTTTAACACCTTGTATACCTATAGCGTTGGTTCCTGTTCCACCACTTGCCGGGGCAATTGATTTTCCCTTGGCAGCTTCAACAAATGCTGCAATTGCAGTGATTAATGCTAATATAGCAATATTAATGTCTTGGTTAAATTTACATACACATTTTATGCCCCAAGTACAGCATTTTCACTATTTTAAAAATGTACCACTAGATTTATATGATACTAGTGTTGGGGTTAGAGAAGATGCAGTTGCTGCACATGTTAATGAAAATGTACAAATGCCCGCTAAACCCGTCCGGACACCTATCCCAAATACTTGTATAGTGCCGTGTGTATGCCCAGGTGTACCGCCTGTCAACTTGGCCATGGAATCAACAAGAATAGTTGGACCAACAAATGCTTAATACTATTAAGAGCGGTGAGGCGCTATCATTTTAATAAACGTGTCATAAAATAATTTTTGCACCGCATTAATATCGTTTTTACTTGTTGCATATGACATAATTACTTCATTTCCTAATAGATCATGTGCAACAATAATATAATTTTTTAAATATTCAGATAATAAAGGGGGAAGAGACTCTATGTCTTTTTGACCCTCTTTCATCAAAATCATTTTTTTAGTTTCTTCTTCAGAAATATGTTTAATTACACTACTATTTGATAATTCTTGCAGCAATTTTTCTGTTATTTTATCAATTTCGTCGTGTTTTGATTTTTTATTATCATTCTTCATGTAATTATTTACCCAAAAATTGATAAAGAAACTTTAATAAACTTTTATTTATCTGAAGAATCTTTTATAGTTTTTTTACCGTAATTAGGTGCTTTATTATTAATTCCCCATTTAACTAATTGTTCAACTAATACTTCAAATGAGCTAGTTCTAATCTTATATCGCCCGGGAATAAATTTATCACCATCAAATAGTTCGAATGTACTACTACCTAATTGAGGGCCATTTTCATAATGTTCATTAATATAACAAGTACAGAAAATACTTGCCCCACCTGGATCAATAATAACCGTCCATGCCCGTGAATCTGCTTGATTATAATTACTAAATATTCTGTCTACAATGTATCCAGAATCACGTAAACGTTTAATAAAGTATCCTTGAGTCCTAATATTATTAGCCATTTTTATTCTCCTTTTTATTATTTAACTAATGCTGATGCTACATATTTTAAAACACAATTATTACTGATAAGTTCCATTAATAATATTTTTGTTTCAACATTAACTTTTATATTAATTAAGTCAAATTTAATACCTGATAATTTTCTAAATACATCTAGACTTATAGGTATATTATTGAAATTATTACCAATATATGATTCTGCAATTTGTATATCAACGTTATCTATATTAGGCTTGGTTTTGTCTGTTAATTCTCCCCTAATTCCATTATTGACACATGATAAATACAATTTATTCGAATCTTCTGCAAATCCAGAAACCCTCATAAGTTCATCTAATTTCGATTTAGACATTGAAAATTCATTTTGGAATGTTAAATTAGATATTTTGGCAACATTTATAGGCGATTTTCTTATTACCCCGTCATCCATTAAATGAAATTTAAAATTTATATTATTAGATTTATATGTTAAATTGTTACTGTTAATTTTTAATATGACTTCCTTTTCTTGTATACATTCTAATAATCTTATAAATTTACGTATATCAAATATGTTTAAATGTGTTTCCCCTTTTTCATCTAATCCCGTAGAAATATTCATGTTGGCATATAATATGATGGAATTATCTTTAGTATTGCAAATACTGCTAGCAGATTGATTAGTAATATCAATTATACACCCTTTATTAATATCATCGTCTCCAACTATTTTATTAAGAGGCATTAAAAATTCATTAATAAAGGCAATGCGATCTAATTTAATTTGCATTTCTGTTCGCTCGTTTTATACGGGTTATTTGTTGATAATTTGACAATAATTTCTTTTTTAAATCTTCTGTTATTTTTCTCAAATCATTATACATTATATTTAACTTATTTACACGGTCTTCTAACGATTTTATTTCATGTAATAACCCGGATATTTCATTGTTTTTACGCGGTTCAACTTGAGGTTTATGGTTAGATATAGGTTTCATATTGATCAATCAATTCTATTACTTGTCAATTCGTCTAATTTTGCGTTTATTTCACTAATAAGCCTATAAATCTTACCAATTTCTATCCTATTTTTTATTTCCAATTCGTCTAATTTATTGTCCAAATGCCCAAACCATTCAGATATGTTTGTGGGTGGTTTCTTTTCATGAATATTAAGTGGAAGTTCTAATTGTACTGCCGTAGTATTATTTTGAGATTTAGGCTGTTCTGAAACAATAGGTGTCGGTGGTTGAGGAACAGGAATTAACAATTCATTTATAGGTTTAGATTCTATTATGCCTCGAGCCACATTATCATTATGGTGACTTGGTGGTGTGGGTAATCTTTGTGGTTGAGGAATGTTTCTTAAAAATTCCTGTGGATTTAACCGGTTTGCTTGTGGTTGTTGTGACGGTCTATTAGTAGTTTGTTTATCTACGTATTTTAAACCAGAAGCTAATTCTGCTGCAAAAAAAGCAGCTGCAGCAGAATCACTACTATCAATTATGTCGTCTATGTTTCTCATTATGTTAAGTTTCTACCGGCACTAATTACACTAACTGCATTATGAGTATGAATACTTTCTTCGTGATTAGTTACAAATACATAATCTTTAATTGTATTATCTAACCATTCATCAAGAAGCAATGAAATTTTACGCGCCATGTCTTCTACGAATACAGGATTTTCATACATTAATTCGGTTTGATATGCTTCATCGGGACGTTTTAGAATATTAATAATCGGTGCTGCACCTGATTTTTCAACTAATTCAATTATGTCTTCAATCCAACAAGTTTTACCTTCGATAAGTTCAACCGTTACTTCACCATAACTACGTTGATTATGTGCATTGTAATCACTAATTTCTTTACTACATGGGCAGAGACTAGTATATGGAACTTTAACTGTCATATAGAACTTTTGTTCACCGTTAACCAATCTTCCTTCAAGTGTACATCTATAATTTTGTAAACTTGGCGTGCGAGTGACAGGCGCATATCTAGTTAAGAAATAATCAAAACTGACTTTTAGATAAGCGTCTCTTCCTTCAAGTTTAGTGGCAATTTCACCTAATGTATCACGAATAGCTCTTCTTAGATTTAAGTCTTTATTTACAAATGCATCTTCAAGAATAATTCGATAACGTGACATGTTAACGCCCTTAGTATGTTCATTTAAATCTGAATATACTGAAATGTTTGTTACGCAATTATTATATGAACCATCTTTTCGTTCAACCTTACAAGGTAACATTACCTTGCGAATTCCTACTTTCTTAATTCGTTTTTTGATTATATTATCTGTATAATTTTGGACGTCTGGCAAATCTTCAACTTTTTTAAGTCTTGGCATATTATATATTCCTTTCTAATTTATAAGTTAATCTAAACCCGCAAGAAGTGCTTTAATTTTATCATCACTTTCAATATCTAGTCCAGTAGACTCTTTTTTAGTCGGTTCATCTTTAGATTCAGTCTGTGAATCATCGGATTCAGATTCAACATCTACTTTAGAATCAATCTTTATTTTTGGTTTATCTTCCGAAACATTTGTTTCATCACGACCATATAAATGTACTGCCAAAATCTCTTTTAATTCACTAGGTGATTTACGCCCAAAATATGAAGTTAAATCATGAACACTATTTAGCACTTCTTTAGTTTTTTCCGCCGTCATATTAGGAATTGCAGCCGGTCTAGAAAATCTACTAGAAGTATAATTTACAAATGCTCTAGTATCCTTACCTTCCTTGGTACTTTCTACCTTGATTCTCAAGTTGCAGCCATTTTCAGAAAGATCAAAAATTGCCGGTCCTAAATCATCTGCATCATCACCATCGATTGCCGCAGTAATAATTTTCCCTAATTGGGCACCGTATCTTAAAACCTTTACCGTTCCATTATTATCAGGATTGACAGGGTCATCGATTACATATACGTTAACCAACCATTTTTCTTTAGTAGAAATTAACTTGGCAAGCTCAATAGCATGAGTATCAGATTTATTACGATATAATTTAATACGTTCTACTTCAATCGGATCTGGATCACCCCAAGTTTTAGGGGACAAAACTTCAACATATTGTCCAGTGCTAGTGCTATTCCACCCATAGTGATAATAATGGAAAAATGTATTTTCCGGGCTATTAACATTAGGTAATAGTCGAACGGTATATGTATTTCCACTGGTAAGTCTCAAAAAATCACTAAATTTTGAATTTTGATTTTTATCTGTTTCTTGTAGCGACTTTTTAATGCTATCAAACATGCTTCTTGTATTGTATTTCATTATGTACTCCTTATAGTTGGTTTATGTTTATTTCAATATAATATTAATATAGAATTATTTTTTGTCAACTGAATTTAATTTATTTTTTATCCTATTTAATCCTATTGTTACTAATTGTTTTGCTAATTTAGATTTATTATATTTTTCTTTAAAATGATAAAATTTGTTTGCAAATTCACCTAATAATAATGATCTTTCGTCCATTGGTGTATTAGACATGATGTCATCAATATAATTGAACCCAAAAATGACGTACGGAGAAATACTTCCATTACGAATATGTTTCATCCATGTATATGTTGATCCTATCTTATTTGATATATAATCATTAATACTTATTTTATTTTCTTCACAATATCTTCCGATAAACAATAATGACTTTTTTATGTATTCAAGAGATTCATCTAAATCGGGGTTTTGTTGTTGTAATTGTGTTTTGTAAGTTGTATATGCTTTAATTGCCCCGGGTTTGATATAAAAATCTACTGGAAAATATTCTTTGTCTTTCCATAATTCATATGGTGCTTTAAAATAAAGAACTTTATCCACATTAGGAAATTTTTTGAAAAAATGCTCTAATATTTTCCATTTATGGAAATCATTTGAAAATTCAAATTTACTAAAATCTTTTCTTATTTGAAATGGTTTGTTTCGAGATTTTCTAGATATAGCTAAATGTTGATTATAAATATCTTCTATCTCTTTGCTAATTTTTTCCATTTTTTAATTCCACGATTTACAATTTTCGATTTATATAAAAGAGGATATCGTATTGCCGTTTCTTTAATTAATTGTTGAAATGTTTCTATCCCGGTCATTTGCATTAAAATTTCTCTTAATTCTGGTTTTTCTATTAAAAATAATAAGTAATTGGTTTGACTTACTTTTTTATTTTGTATCATTGATAAAAAGGATCCAAAATATAAAAAACATTCATCTAAATCCTTATCCCCTAATTGCTCAAATCCTGTTTGATGACATACCATCGATACATCGATTGGTAATACATATTCGTTACTTTCATTCATATGGTGTTAATTGTTTTGTAAATTCCATGAATTGATTAGTAATTGAACCGCCAGCTGCGTATTCATGTCCGCCACCGGTGCCGCATACTTCTTTTCCGAATTCTATAAGACTAATATCTTTAATGTCTTTATTTCTCCTGAAACTTACTCTCTTTGTATTTATATTTACCACAATTGCTATATCGGCACCTTTATTCAATAAATGATCGGCAACCTCATTAATTGCCTCTGATGCAAAGGTACTTAATATTTTACGCGGTTTTCCTTGTACCTTTTTTTCAAGTTTATAAATATCTAGTGATGATAATAATTCTGATAATTTTACCAAATATTGTTTTATAATATTTTTTTGTTGTATATTAAACCCTTTAAATCCCTTATAAAAGTCTCTCATAAAAACATTAAATCTGTTTTGTGTATTCCAATACAAAATGTTAAGTAATTTTGATTGTTGTAACTCAAGAGCATAACTATCGTAATCATGGCCTAGTAAAACTAAATGTTTTTGATCCTTTGTAATGTTTATTTCGGGCTTTAATGTTGAAAATATTTTATACAACAATTTACAAGTCGACCCGTATTCTTTTAATAGTGCCTTTGCTTCTTTATAGTTTCCATTGTCAATATGAGTTTTATGATGATCAATGATAAGATGGTTTTTTGTATCTATTAAATCTTTATGTTCACTTACATCTAAATCTAAAATTACTACTTTGTTAAAATGTTCAGGGTAGTATTCAGATATAAATTTAAGATATTCATCGCGAAATCTTGTTACTGTCGTTGCTGTTGTAGATATTTCGGCGTCGGGATGAAACCAAGAAAAAACTAAGTATGATATAACTCCATCTAAATCACGATCTGTAAATAAATAATATCTTTCCATTTTTATACTCCTATTGGTGCTATAGTTGTCGTTAATCCGTTATTGAACATATTTATATCGTTTATTATATTTTCTATTGCTTTATCTGCTTCGGCAACGTCTTTATTGCTTACTTCATCGTCATTCGTTTGGAACATATATAATGTATCATAATCAATCCGTAAAGCCTTTGTACCGAAATTTGGTCCGAATCGATTCTTTTGCATTCCTAAATGTATTATACCTAAATCTTTATCTGTTTCGTTACTCCATACAGCAAACATTACATCTGCCGTATGAGCAAGGCCCATAGATTCACTAGTTGTATCTAATCCGGGGTCTGCCTGATCATATCCTTCACGGTTCAATTGTGTTGCACTAACTACCGGACATTCAAAAATATAACTCAATGCTCTAAGTTGTTCAGTTACTAATTTAATATCTGTATAACTATGTCCAGTTATAACTGTTGGTTGTATTAAATTGATATAATCAATAATAATTACATCTGGTTTAATATGTTTTTTGTTGATTAATTGTTGTATATATGCTCTAATATGATTTACAGTTACTTCTTTAGGTGCATATTCTTTAATGAACAATTTAGACGAAATTCTCGATTTGTAATCATTAATAAAATTCTTTAATTCATCTGTACGCAAAGCAATAGTTGATAAAGGTATTTTTGATAATTGACTACTGATTCTTTTTGCATAAACGGATTCAGACATTTCCATTGTAACAATAATGACATTTTTTCCTTGTCCAATAATATTAGTTGCGATATTTCCCAATACTATACTTTTACCACTATTTGTTGCACCGCTGACTACATATAATGCTCTACCAGTTTCAAGTAAGCCACCACCGATTCGTTTATCAAGCCATTGAAACCCGGTAGAAATATAATTATTAGTAACTAAAAGATCATTAATATGACTATCAGGATTACCAAAATAATCACACCCTAAATTATCGACAATACTTAAATTACAAGCAGATGAAAACATTTCATATGCTTGTCCGATGTCAACTGTATTTTTTGAAAAGCTTTCTGCTGTATTTAATAATGCTTGTTGTACCGCACGTTCGCGAAAAAAACGTTCTGTATTTTTTAATAATTCATCAATGTTATATTGTTTATCTAAATCAGAAAAGCTTAATAATACTCTTTTAAATGCCTCTTTGTGTTCAGGTTCGACTAAACGAAGTTTTATTTCTGTGTTATTAGGCGCTTTATTATATTGTTTATAAAAATTACAAATTACCCCAACTATCAATTTAATATCGGTATTATTAAAAAATTCAGGGTTTATAACGTCAACAATACTGGCTAAATATGTTTCCGATACAATAGCATTATATATTACAACCGATTCGAACAATTTCCAATCGATTGGAGATTGGTATTGTTTGGTCTTGCTCATTCATCATCTGGGGGTTGAATTGTTTTCTCGTCACTATATTTCAATTTTGATTTTATTGTCTTTTCTAGTTCCGGAATACATTTTTGTTCCCAAAAATCTACATCATTTTCCCATTTAGATGCATAACCTATTTTTTCACCTTTAAAAGAATATGTAGATCCGGATTGTTCAATAACACCAAAACCAACCGCCAAATCCTTAAGGCCTGTATATTTAGATAATCCTTTAAGGAAACTTAAATATAATTCCGTTTTAAGGAATGGGGGAATAAACCTGTTTTTAACGGTCATTGCAGATAATGTTACTCCAGATACCTTATTTGCATTTGGTAAAAGGTCTTCATCGTCTTTTTCGCCTTTTTCTTGTCTAACGCTCATTTGCACTAATAGACTAGCAAGATATAATGGTCCAGAGCCACCTGATTGGTTTTTAACCAATGATGGAAACATAGAGGAAGGGTCTGCATACGTATGATTCGAAAACACCATAGGCACATTGGCGCGGGCACATTTATATGTTAATGTGCGCATCATACTTTTAATAACCTTCGCTCTTAAACCCATATCTGATGCCGTTTTGCCCGCTCGTGCATCTTCAATTTCTTTTGAACTTGCTAAATTACCTAGGCTATCTAACCCGATAATGAATTTTCCATGTAATGTGGGATCCGCAATTACTTTATCTAAAAATGTAACCATTTGATTTCTGCAGTCTTCAACGGTTTCTACTGGACAGTATTTTATCGAATTAACATCGCAACCAAGATTTTCAGCAACAACCCTATCTGCTGCTGCTTCTGAATCCCATATGACAGGTATCATTCCTTTCTTTTGGGCGTTAGCCATAATTTTCATCATGATCAATGTTTTGCCGCAACCGCTCGGACCGGAAAACCCTGTTATTCTGCCCATTGGAATGCCATTAAATAAAGAACCAGAACAAATAGCATTTAATGCTAAACTTCCAGTATCAATCCAGTCATTCACGACAGATAAAGCGTTCTCTGATAGCATTGTTGCTTCAGGGTTCATTTTATCTAAATCCTTAAAAAAGGATGAAAAGTCAATATCGGGGTTAGATTTTTTTGCCATAATTATTCATCAAAAAGTTTTACAACATTATTGTTTTTGTTAGGTGTTGCAATTGTCTTATCTGGTACAATTATTCTACTAAACATATTTGTGTATTGAGCTTGTAACTTAAAGTCTAATATAACATTATTGCTTTCCACAATGTTGTTTTTATTGTAATACCAAATAGAATCTTCATTACGATCAGCCTGAAATTCCTTAAAGAATACAGGGAACAATTGTAATGCCATTTGATTTGTTTGAGGATTAGGTACAACGTTCATAATAGCAGGATTTTTAACAACTAAAAACCCTTCTTTTTGTTGATCTGAATCGGTGACTAATTCTCCAATAATTGTTCTTCCTACTAAATCTAGGAATGTAACAATTTGTTTTCCACCATTATTTTCTTGTTCTTTTGACATAATTATTCTCCTTCTTATTATTTTATATCACTTTCATTAATTGTCAACTTAATAATAAAAGCAAATCATTTACCGGTTCTTCTTTTAAATTAACTACACGCCAATTTAAAGCATCATATAACCTTTTTATTGATGCAAATACTGTTTTCTCAAACATTAATTCATAATTTGCCTTTAAATCAAATTCTGTTGGGTAATTTTGTATAAACCCTATTACATCTATACCATATTTATTTTTATCTACATAAAAGAATTTTATTTTATCACCCGATGTTATTGCTTCAAATTTATTATCGATTAATAAATCTTTTATCAACTTGTTATAATATATGGCAGCTTTACAATGTATCGGTGTCCCCTTTCCTACTATAAACCCTGTTGCCAATGCGGCATATTTTTCTAGGTTCTTAATTCCTCGAGGAAATGCAATTTCTTCAATTTTTAATTTCTGAAATTTGTCAAATGCATCTCTATATGCATTTTGTGTAGATTTGTAATCCTTTGTTCTTAGTATTGTTTTAATTATATTTTTAATTAATAGTTTAACCTTAGTGGGTGTACTTGTTGATGCGACTTCAACACCAGTATATTTAATCTTATTGCAAGATATTCCTTCTTCATCCAAAATATTTAAAATATATCTCTTTTTAGTTTCAAAGAATATTGCCGCATCACAAATCGCTTCCCGTTTAAATACAAAACGGCTGTCTTTAGTGTTTAGTGTGTTTTTAGCCCATTCGGTTATTTCAGAATTTAAATGTTCCCCAAATGTGGTAATTTCATTATATGCTTCTTTGGTTATCTTTGTTGGCCGGTCAGGTTCTGTTAAACTGATGTTCTTTTTTTCTAATATGTCTTTGAATGAAAAAAAGCAACTATTATGTACTAATATATCGTTACCAAAAAAAACATGATCTGTGGTGTCATCCATTTCTATATCATATACATAATCAAAACGGTCATTAACGACTTCGATCGATTCAATTGGAGATAATTCATATTTCATATTTTATAACCTAAAAATTTTTTACATTTGTCTGTTACGTTTTGGGGATCATTTAAATAATCCGACCCGGTGTCTTTATATAACATTTACCATTAAATCTCCTTTTTTAATTTCTTTGGGGGAAATTCTTATTAAGTTCCCGTCACGTTGTACCATTATACCATGATCTTCAGTTGTTATAATTTCTTTTCCGTTCACCCGTATTTTATACATTTTTTTATTTGTTTTATGTCTGATTAGTCTTTTAATTTTCCCCATTTTTATTTTATTGTCTTTGAGTGTAAGGCATTCTAAATTTAATACGTCTATCATTTCATGACCATAACTTTCGGTTTTTATCTTGGATTTTTTTGAAAATTTATCAAATAATATTTTTATGGGTAAAATCCCTATATTAGTTCTAATCAATGTGGATCCATCAACCGAATCGGTGTCGGAGTATATATTAATATCATTATTAACACCAATCAATGATGCGTATTTATTCCCTATTTCCGCCGCTTGTTTAACAACCGCTTGTCCGGTTAATGTAATACTAGACGCAATGTCAACATCACAAAACGGACTATATTTGTTTGCAAAGGACCCATATAAACGATTTAAGAGAATTTTCTTAGTGAATTGCATTATCTCTAAATGTCCGATTTCAGCAGAGATTGCATCTATTTCATTTTGTATTTCTAGTTTTCTGTTCATGTTTCTTTATTTTGTTTATTATATTAGATATAATTGATTTATCAACAATAGAGGTACCTTTAGATTTATT